CTCCAATGCATTTGGCGCGAAGGTCGATAAATGGATTGGTCAGAAAGTGCGTCTGTTCGCTCAGGAGGGCGTCAGAGCCGTCAATGGTGGAGTTACTGCCGGAGTGCGGATCAAGGCCGATAGGATAGCCCGTGATGCGCCAATTAACCCATTTGCCGGAATGGAGGCGACTAAATGATTATCCATGAATGCGCTCAGGGAAGTGATGAATGGATTAGCCTGAGATCCGGCAAACTGACGGCAAGTTCGGCCAAAAAGGTCTTTACGCCGACCAAGGGCGAACTAAAGGAAGGCGCAATCGACCACATCTACACGCTGATTGGGGAAACCTATGATCCAGATTACGTCTACTTTGCCGGGAACAAATTCACCGACCGGGGAAACGAATTGGAGCCAGCCGCCAGAAAGCAATTCACGGAACTGACCGGGATTGAAGTGCATGAAGTTGGGTTCGTTACGCAGGACAACAAAGTAATTGGAGCGTCACCGGACGGGCTTATTAAAGGTCCAGATGGCGCCTGGCTGGAAGGATTGGAACTTAAAGCGCACAACCCCGGCAAGCACGTTGAGTTTGTTCACAAAGGAGTCCTTCCGCCAGAACATCGCTTGCAAGTCCATCTTAGTATGGTTGTAACCGGCCTTAATCGTTGGCATTTTCTGTCCCATCATCCAGACATGGCCCCTCTTCATGTCATCACCGATCGGGACTCGTTCACTGAAAAACTGGAAGAATCCTGCAAGGAATTTATCTCTCTGTATCAAGCCGTCTGGCATGACGTTGCCTCTAAACTCACCCCAAACAAAACCAAATAGTATGTCACAAAACCAAAACACACAAAAAGGCGGCATGATCGTCGCTCTCAAGCTGGACGTTATGAAAATTTCCCGTGAAAAGCTCTTCACTGGCAAGAACGGAGCTAAATACCTTGATTGCGTCGTCTTTATCGACAACGAGAAGGGCCAATACGGAGACAACGGCATGATCGTCGAGGACGTAAGTAAGGAGGACAAGGCGAATGGCGTGAAGGGCGTCATCTTGGGCAACTGCCGGATCATCCGTGGAGAAGTCGCAGGACAGTCTCACGGGGCTGGAATCGCCAACCAGATGCGCCCTCCGATGCAACAGGCCACTCCGGTTCGCGGGGCAAGCAACTTCCAGCAGGATGATTCGGACAGCATCCCGTTCTAGCATAATCCAAACCATTTCCGTCCGGTAATTCTGCCAACGGACCGCCCGGCTCTTGCGCTCTTCGGAGAAATCTAACGCAGGGGCCGGGCAACATCCTCAACCAATGAAACCACCAACATTCAGCAAACAAAAGATGCCGGTCCAGAAGCATTCTTGGTATAACAACAAGAAGCGGGACTACGCTACACTGGGCACGATTAAACTTGGACGGGGCCGGGACGAGCCGCCGGTTGAGCCTCGTTGGATTGATCCGGTTCAAGGACTAAAACCTGCAACGGAATGGAACGAGTCTGATGAGGATAAAGCCGAAATGCTGCGATGGATTTCTGTGAATAATCTCAACGACCGGCAACCGCCTCAGAAGAGGCGGAACGGATTAAACAAATAACACTATGATCACCGAAACCGACTTAGCCAAAGCCCTTCAAGATATCCTGCCCTACGTGGTTACCAAGGTAATCAACTGCGGCGAGGAGGGATGCGAGGAACCGAATTGCTGGAGTTGCTGGGGATCGGAAAAGGCAGAGCGGGAAGCAAAAATTGCCAACGACATTTTCCAAGCATCTGGCAAAGTCCTGAAGGCATGGGAAAACAATATGCCGTGCGTGAATAACTGTGGCTGTGAGTGTGATGCCGGTGAATTTGCCCATGGGGTTATGCCGCCAATCTGTCCCGAACACATCATTGGGCACGATGGATACTGCGCCGTCTGCTGGCACAACAATGAATGTCACCAACCTAAACCAGAGCAACCAGAATGAAACGCGCCATCTACGTTGGAGAGGATATCTGGCTCCTCAATTACGGCAAGACCGGCACCTACGGAATGGCAGACGGAAACTGGGGCAAATGGGGGCCTGTTTTTGAGTTCCGACCGGACGGAGAGGGCTGGGCCATTCCCCTTCCCCGTTCCGACGTTTACATCCCATCCGAGGACCAAACCAGACACTGCCCGAAACCATGAACACCCCAGAAACAGACAGCCCGCCGCGACTTGTTCGTCCGTATTTCCTTCTCGCTGGCGTGACCGAAATCCCTCTGTCGCACTACCAAGGCATGAAGGTGGGACTGCCGCCAATCTGCATTTGCTGCCGCCGCGCTACCGATGGACCAGCGAGCGGATGTGCCGAGGCCCTCTGTTTTGAGTGCTACGAACTCGTCAGAACGCGGGGGTCAAGTCTTAGGCCGAACGATGAGTCCACCCGCGCCGGAAACAAATCATGAAAACCATCTTAAGGCTTATCGGCGTCGGTGTGCGACGCCTTGTTCGGCTGGTTCGCCGCCAGCTATGGAGGGCTGTCTTGTGCCGCCCCGAAGAAGTGGCGGAACTGGCCTGCGATCCATGCCCGAAACGACTGAAGCGATTCGAGGAGGTCTATGGGGCGATACTATGCCCAACCTGCAAGGGCCGAGCCTACAGCCATCTATTCCCGAAGCATCGCTGCCCGTGGTGTGACGATGGAACCAAATATATGCCGAACGCCAATGTGGACCTGCCGGATACAGCCGCGCAGGACTCCGCTTCAAAATCAAACAATCCGGCTGTATCCGGTTAGGTCTCACGACTTGTTGTGCATCTTTGAAACTCCGAAACACCTATGATCCTCATCGCCGACCACTTCGACTGCATGGTAGCCGCCCGACTCTTCGCGCTGCGTGAAATGCGCGGACTCACTCAGGCAGAACTCGCCAAACGCTGCGGGCTGAAACCTGCCGCCGTGAGTCACTTCGAGACTGCTCGCCGCCGCCCGTGCCTGCGGAACCTCCTCAAACTCTGCGAGGGTCTGCGGTGCTCGCCGAATGACATTCTTCTGCACAACAGCGTGATATCCAAACACCCATGAGCACCCCAGAAACACACATCCAGCCACGGCTTGTTCGGCATCTTCTGGAGGGTGGCGCATTACGCCGATTCTCTGGTGATGGCCCGAACGATGCCCGCGACAACTTCCATGATCTCCGATGGAACGGATACCGCTTCGAAGTGCGCGGCTCAGGGTCTGCATTTATGACCGGAGACGGATGCCTGATCGCCGCGATGTATCACCCCGAGGAATGGGAAATTCTGCCGAACAGCGTGATACCCAAACACATGGGAATAGCCTGCAAAGTTTGGGAGGACGAACCAACGCTGCATCCGGTTACGCACTGCCCAGATTGCCGGGAGTTCCGAGGGCATGGGCATGAATGCAAATCTGGGCAGGACACCCCAATTACAAAACCATGAGCGACACCCCAGAAACAGATGCTGTCTATAAAATTCACCCGTGCGATATCTACGACTATATTCCGTTGGAATTTGCACGCAAGCTGGAGCGGGAACGCGACCAAGCCCGTGATCGTCTCCGACGTTCTGCGTCGACGGGATTCCCCAGTCGCTCGGATGCTTGCTGACGATGTCTTTGCCTGTGACCTGATCGGTGAAGCGGAACAGCGTGTGGCCGAGACGTGGATTGAGTAGGCGCTGCATCTCAAGATCGACCGGCTGAACGGGCAACCAGTACGCGCTGCCCACGTGCGGGTTGTCTTTGTTCGTGTCGAGGAAGTGCACCATCGTTTTGATCCAGTCGGGCGGCATGGTGAGATCGTCATTAAGTATGATCATGATCTCGCTCTTACCTTCGAGCGACTCCGCGAGATGATTCCACGCGGTAGGGATACCGTAGTTCATGCTATGTTCGATCAAGGTTGCGCCGAACTTCGTGCATGCATCGACGGTCGACTCGTATTGTTTCTGCGCGCTTGGATGATCGACGCTTCTCGTACCGTCGTCACACACGACGATGTCGAACTCCGGGTCGTCGCGAAACGTGTACTGCCGAATAGACTGAAGCAGATTTTCGAGATGCCCGCGATTTCTGTATGATGATATTCCTACTGTGATACGGTGTGGCATGTGTTTTTCCTAATAGTTTTTGATATATAATATTCGGGTCGAAGGTAGACTGTAATCTACCAACGACCCTAACCTAAGCACGAGCCTATAAAGGAGACTCGCACAATGGCTAGAAGTAAACGAAGCAATAGTTTCATTGATCGCACGGGAAAAAGATACGGGCGTTTGGTTGTTCTTCGTCTTTTCAAAATTAGGATTAGGGAAAAAGGAAAGTCCTCCCTCTGGCTTTGCCTGTGTGACTGTGGAAAAAAAACTAAAGTAAGCGGCGGTCATCTTAATTCCGGTCACACACAGAGCTGCGGTTGCTATGGAAAAGATCAAACAAAAAAGGCGAACAGAAAACACGGTATGAGTCGCACTAGACTCTTTTATGTATGGGCGACGATGAAGAATAGATGTTTTAATAAAAACGTGAGTAGTTTTCCTAACTACGGCGGACGCGGCATCGGTATATGCGTTGAGTGGTACTCCTCCTTTGAAAAATTCTACGCCGATATGGGCAATCCGCCGACGAGCGAGCACTCTATCGATCGCATTAACAATGACGGGCACTACACGCCAAGTAATTGCCGGTGGGCAACGCGTACCGAGCAAGCAAATAACACTCGTCGTTCCTTGCGTCATAAGGCGTCTACATGACCGTCAGTGGCAAGACGCAAATAAAGCGACGAGTACTGCCGCGCGATCTTCTCGGCGCCGCACCTCTCAATATACGCATCGCAATTCTTAACAAGTTCCGCGCACAAACGCGGGTCACTGCGCAGCCGTACGATCGCGGAGACGAGCGCATCGTGATCTTGGAACGGAACTTTGAGCACGTGCTTCTCGTGCTCGAACTCGCTGAACAACGCGGAGTGCGAGCATACGATCGGCCTCCCCGCCGCCATGCCTTCTCGCACCGCCGCACTCGCGCTGAAGTGCGAGTTCACGTTGTAGTTGTAAACCAACACGTCACACGACGACGCGTACTTCTGGAGTACGTCCTCGCTCATGAAGTCGCAGCGGCGAATCGCACGGCCCGAATCAAAGCGCGCCTTGTGCAGCGTGACGATGTCGCTCATGTAGCGCGTGTACGGACTGGCGTATCCTGCGAGCACGTAGCGCGTGTCCGCGCCGCTGCGAAGCGACACGTCGTCTTGTGTATTGAGGAACTCAAGGTAGCCCTTGTGAGGCACCCACATGCCCACGGTGCCGACGTAGAAGCCTTTCTCCGATAAACGCAATTCGCGACGCGCGTCCAGTGGTGACATGCGTTTTACTTGCCGAACAGGTAGATCGATGATCGACGTATTGTCCGGCAGTCCGTCATGCGACTTCGTGAACACGACGTGGTCGGTGGCGGCATGCAGTTTATCGAAGTACGCGGACGGCATGTAGGTGTGCGCCGTGACGATCGTCTTGATACCGAGTCCCTTGAGATCGGCAAGCAACGCGAAGAAGCGCCCCTCGTCCTTGTAGAAGCTGAACTCGTGGTGGAAGTGCACGACGTGCGGCTTGAACTTCAGCAGCTCGTCGCGCAGCTCCCGCGTGGCAACGAACGCGCGATCCCAACAACGCACTACGCGGGCGTCTTCTTTGAGCAAGTTAGCGGGCTGCTCGCGGGGCGCGAAGATTTTATACGCGCACTTGTACTCGTTCGCGACCTGCTGCGTCGTCTCCGCGATGCCGCATTGCGTATCCCATGACGTGACGACTGCGACGCGCAGATGTTCCGATGCGATGCGAACGCGATCGCTCGACGCGCGGTCTGACGCGACCTTCTTCACGAGCTGTAGTTTCTTGCGGTGCACAAACAAGTTGCGCATGCGCTTCTGGATTGCCAGTTCCGAATAGCGCGCGTTCGTGAACGTGTGCGCTTGCTCGATGAACTCGCGCATGTTGTCGCTGTCGTCGTCCCAGTCGCCGAGGATGTTCAGCGCGTATAGCGTCAGCTCTTCATCGGTGCGATAGCCGATAGGGAACGTGGAGAACGAGTCGACGTATTCCGGAAGCGCCTGCACGATGACCGGCGTCCCCGCGTACATCGCCTCCGCAACCACGATGCCGAATCCTTCGAGGTCGCTTGGGTGGATGACGCACTTCGCGCGTCGCAGCTTGTACCACTTGTCGTGCTCGCTTACGTTCTCAAGGTATTCCACCGTTACGTTCGCGGGCGGCTGGAGCATGTTCTTCATCGCGGCCACGCCGTCGCCGATGACCGTCAGCACGTGCGGGCGGCCCGTCGTCAGCGCGCGTGGGCCGAGCACGTTGTGCGCAATTAGCGCGACGGCGCTCGCCATCTTCTTGTACTGCATGTTCCGCCCGATGACCACGACCGAGTCGTCGCGATCTTTCGGATCGCACAGCGGCATGTTTCCGCGTATGAGATCGCACATGGACGAGTTCACGGTCGGATATACGAGGTCTGCCGTCGTGACCTTCTTGTCCTTGAAGCGCGCATCCCAGTCATAAAACGCATCGCGCACGGGCTTGGAGATGCACCACACGTAGTCGCACTCGTGAAGTGCTTGTTTGTATGCCGCCCAAAATTCTTCCTTCGTGTCGAGGCCCGCGCGATGGTTCGCAATCATGCCCGGAGTCTCATACACGGCGAGAGCCGTCACGCCGTTCGGATTCGTCTCGCGCTTCCACTTCGTGACAAGTTCTCCGAGATGGGGCGGCCCGGCCACCACAACGTCGTAGGACGCATCAAGACCCTCGATAGAGTGATACTCTGCCTTGCCTCGTGTTATCGCGCCTAGCCGTACCACAGCTCGCGTATCGCGGCCCTCGTAGACGCACTGCTTGCTGTCCGTGAACACGGTTACGTCAAGTTCCGGGTCGCGCGCCATGAGCATAGCGTTGTTCCACAAGTAGTGGCCGCCTCCTGAGTGCATGTGCGCGTTGTCGAGCAGCACGGCGACCTTCACGCGCGTCGTCTGTGTCTCCTCGCGAGCGGCGAGACGCAGCGACGTGCCGCCGATGGACAGCTCGCTCGTGTCGAGCGCGTCGGCGGGATGCACGTTGAAGCGCTGGAGCTGGCTCACGGCGTCCGCGACGGCCTGTGGCGGAATCGCCTTCATGCAGCGCGTACCGTCCGCCTTGTAGTACGGGCAGCGCGCGAGGTTGAGCGTGCCGCATGGAAGATGCTGGCAGCTACCGTGCGCGTGCAGCACGACCTGCTTCGTGCGCGTGTAGTGCGAGGTGGTGAACTTCGGATCGATCGGCCCCCACAACGAGACGGTTGGCACGCCGATGGATGCGGCGAACTGGACCAGCCCTGTGTCGACGCCGATCACGCAGCGTGCACGACGTACGATCTCCGCGCTGACCGCGAGCGGGAGTGACAGGCTGGAGCATATCTTCGACGCGCATTCAGGCAGCGGCTTGAACATGCGATCGAATATCTGCGACTTGCTGCCGAGGCACACGACGTACGTCCCCGATCGTGACTCCGTGCTGCGCGTGAGCATCTCCGCGACTTCTTTGAGATAGTCAAACGGATAGCGCTTCAACGGGTTGGTAGTGCCGAGCATGAGCACGACGTACTCGAAGTCGCCCACGCCATTCTGCTGCAGGAAGCGCGACGCCTCGCGACGCGTGCTGTCATTCAGAAGTATGCGATTGATTTTCAGCAGCGGCAAGTCGGTCGGCGCTTTTGAACCAAAGCCGATGCGTTCCCAATGCGCGTCGAAGAAGTCTCGCTGGTAGTCGTGGTTGTGCTCGATTACTTTGTGGAACGGGATGATGTAATCCTGCTGACTCACGATCGCGTAGTCGCCGGACTGGTTCACGCTCACCACGTCGTCGACGGCGTCGAACAGCGCGGCGAACTCCATGCACTCGTCGGACACCGCGAGCGTGACGCGCGACTTCGGCCAGCGCGACTTCACTTCTTGCGCCACGTGTGCAATGAATACAACATCGCCTATTCCGCCGAAGCGGCGCAGCAGGATGTTCTTGCCGTTGAGATCGTCGTCGGGACCGATGGAGTTTTTTAGCGTGCGCGGAGGGCCTTCAAGATGGGAGAAGTCCTTCGTCGTGAATGCGCCGCCGTTGCCTGCTTGTGAATAGCCGGGAAGGGGAAGGGGTTAGTATGACTGCGGGTCGATTGCGATCGCGTCTTCGCGATACGGCGTGCCGTCCTCGTTCACGCGAAGAAAGGAGCCGGTCGGTTTAAGCGCGATGAATACCGAGAGAGGGACTTCCTTCGGAACGTCGTAGTCGAAAAGCAACCCCTCTTCTTTGAAGTTATATTTCTGGCCGCGCACCAGCTTGATCCAGCACAAGGCTGAACCCGTTGCAGTTGGATTCATGTGTAGTAGTTTTCCTCATGGGGTGTAATTATCGCTGCTAGGCAGCGTTGCCATTACGTGTACAGGGCGACTGCCGGATCGACCGAGATGTCGTCGCAGTAGACGAGGTCGTCGAACTTCTTCACCACGTAGTCCGTACGCGTGTAGATCGTTCCTTCGTCCAAGTCCTTGCGGGGCTTACGCTCCCACTCCGACGAAACCTGCCGCTGAATCACGGCCACGAAGTTCTTCGGATCGCCAAGAATAAGCTGGCTACCGAGAGACGCCGTACCGCTGATCGCGTTGGTCTGCGGGAACTGGTTGATGATCTCGAACGGAATGCCGTGCACCGGAGGCAGCGTGCCCGTGGTGCGAAGCTGATCGCCGAGATTCGTCGCGCGGGTCGAACCGTCCGTCACGAGCGCAAGTGCGCTGTCAGGCGAAACGATCCAACGAGCACGCGCACGCCACTCGTCCGTCTTGTACTGAACAGGCACGGATGCATAGACACGATCAAGCAACTTGAAGGACAAGCGAGCGCCGCCACCCGTAGTCACGTTGCAACCGTTCGCGGTGGTGAGCTGCTTGAGCCAACCATCGTTCACGCGCAGCAACTTGCTGTACGAATCCGTGCCCGCCTGATTCTCGTCACCAGACCAGCCGAGGGTTTCGAGGTTATTCGCTACCTTGGTCGTCACAGCACTCATAAGGTTGCTGCGGAAACCCGGCCCTTCGATGTTGTCCTCGTCACTCTCGCGAGTGATGTCTATTGCGGCGCGCGCCTTCTCCGTCACGAAGCGGCAGCGGCGAAACGTCGGGCGGAACTTGCTGCCTTCGGTTACGTCCTCCGCCTCATCAGCGTGCTCGATGATGTAATCGGGCAGATCGAAGAAGTTGAGTTGTCCCGAAGAAGCGTTGGTACGCCAGATCGTGCACAGACCGAAGAACTTCGAGCGCGCCACAACCTCACTGATGAACATGTCCGCTTCATCGCGCGAGAGCTGGTTCGTGCCAAAGTCCGTCGTCTGCAACGCCGCCTTCTGGAACATGCGGATCGTCTCCGCCTGACCATCCAGCGCGTGCTTCAGAATTTGCGCAAAAGGATTTTTCATTCTTACACCTCCTCTCTATCCAAAACTTTTTGGTGTCGCCTTCGAGTGGTGCCACTCGCGGCGAGTTTGTTGCTGCGTTACCGGCCTGCGCCGTTCATCATGGGCGGGCCGAGCTTCATTCCGAGGAACGAAAGGCCGACTTCGCGCTCTACCTTCGCACGCTCCTCTGCAGGCAGCGCGTTGAAACGCTTCTCATACTCCGCGAGTTCCGCCGCATCGTCGTCTACCGCTGCACGGGAGGTGGTCGGCGTATCCTCGACTTTGCCGAGGCGCTTCTCGAAGGTGTCCTGCTTGCCGTTGAGTTCGTCCACGCGCTTGCTCACGTCACCAACCTTCGAGTCGATGCCGCTGATCGCGTCGAACAACTTCTTCTCGAAGTCCGAAGACGCGGGCGCTCCTTCCGTTGCTTTCGCAACTTCGTTCGCGCTCGTCGCGGGCGCAGGCGTCTCCACAGTCTTCGTGACTACTTCTGCCTGCACGCCGGTGCCTTCGCGCTCTGCGAGCTTCTTCTCGAACTCAGTCTGCCGCTTGTCGAAGTTGTCGACCTTCGTACCGAGTTCGCCAACGGACGTTGCTACGCCGTTGATTGCCTTCATGATCGCTTCCTGATCCATATCTTCACCTCCTTCCAGAGACGCGGCCTCTTCAACGGCGCGCGTGTTTTCTACCGGAACATCGCTCGTGCCTGCCTTCGCCTCTGCACGCGCCATGTCCAAGCGCTTCAGGAGAGACAACTCCTCTCCTGTTGGTTTTTGTTTATCTTTCACGATCGTGTCGTCCGTTGCGTTCACTGCTTCCGTCTCCACGAGTTCAACCTCGAATATGTCACTGCCGCTCATGGTACGCTTTCCTGTGGGCTTTAGCAATACCACTCCGCGCTCTTCCATGTTCTTCGCCGTGACGCTCTTCGCCACCGCACGCGCCTCCTCCACGGTACGCACGAGACCGTGCGGCATGAACATGACGCCGCCGAACCCTTTCTCCGTGAACGCGACTGCATACTTCGCTTCTTCCGTGGTCGCGTCGATCATGACTTCGTTGCCGGAGATGAGCCACACGTCGCGCATGTCGCTCGTGATCGTCGCCATGAGTCCGTTCAGCGCGTTCGCGATGGACTTCGCGATCGTGAACAGGCTGCGGCCATTTCCGGGCACGTTCACGACGGAGACTTCCCACATGTCAATGCTGAGGCGTCCGCTCGCGTGCGACTTGCGCAGCGCGCCCTTCCATGAAAAGGCGTTCGCGAGTTTCTCGTGCACCATCTCGACCACGTCCGGCTCCGTGATCTGCACGTGCACAAACAGTCCGCGGTCGCCACTCTTCACGAGGTAGCGCTCCACGTCCACCTCTTCGACGAACTCGCCGGTGTGCAGGTCCATGAGATTGAACTTGCTCACGTCGCCCTCCACGGGCGCAACCTCGACGGCGTTCATCTTCAGTGTCTTACCGATGGGAACTTCGTTGCCGTTCTTGCGCTTCCACATGTTGTGCTGCCAGAGCACAGTGGGATTCTTCATGTACGCCTCGATGTCGAACAGCGCAGGGTCGATGTTGTCGCCGTCGCGATCGGTGCCCTGCAAGCTCGCGAAGCCCTTCACGACGACCTCGTCCTTCTTCTTCGCCTTCTCGACGATCTCGAAGGTGTACATGCCGCCGAGCGCGTTCTTCAGCGTGTCTTCGTTCGTGATAGTTTCGGTCGACATCTTTCAGTTCTCCCTTGTGTGAACTGGTGGTGCTTGAATAGTTTCGCGGTCGCGCGGGTCCCTTGGCAAGAGCATACGGGCAAAGGCAGATCGGTGTCAATGCCTATATGAGCAGCTTCTTCACACCCGCGCGCATGGAGTCGACGATATTCGCCGCAGCTTCGTCGTAGCCGTCTATTTTGTACAGTTGCTCTTTCTTCGAGTTAAACGGGCGAAGCGTGCGCGTCCATGCAGCGTAGCCGTTCGTCTGCCTGACGACACTATCCACGTATCGCGGGGGAGACACGCCGCCGTCCGGAAAAACTACCTGGCAGATTGCGAGGCCGTTCGTCTTGTCTTTTCCAACGACAACAATACGAGTGCCGTCGTTTCCGTTCGCTATAACGCGAGGTATGAGCATGCGAATTACCCTTTTGTTATTATCGTGTAGAGAAGTGCGCGGAGCGTTCCCTCGGGTAGTTCGCCACTGGTGGCCGTATAGTCCCAACCGTCACCAGCGAACGTAGACGTAACTCCAGTCTTATCACCGAGCTTCGTGAGTCTTACTTTTTCTTTCTCTATAATATTTGAAATCGTCATCCTCACGTCTTCGCTGAACTTGATGTCCCCCATTTTGTATCTATCGTACGGATAGCGCGTTCCCCACGCATCACCACTAAGCTCCTTTATTTGTGCTATCAATTTTTCATCATTTACCACGGCGTTTATTATTCTTGTCGCGCTGTGGTCGATCGTATTCGCAACCTCTATGTTCGTTATACCCTGCGCGCGAAGCGCCTCAAAAGAAACCGTGTCATATTTGTTATGAATAACAACTTTGTTCACAACATCCTTTATGTTCAGCGCGTCTCCGTGAATCTGCGCCTCTACGTATTCACCGCGCGCAAAATCGTCGAGCAGGGGCGTTGCGCCGTCTTTTATTTTTAGCATTGCCTTTTCAGAGAAGCGCATGCTACCTGCTTCTGGATTAGCGATCGGCGTCGTGGAATAGGAGTTCAAAGAATCGCCGCCAGAGAATGTTGAACGTAGACGAACTTCCTCTTTGAACTCAAATGCTAGGTCGCCGTATTGAGACAGCGCTTTATAGTTTGCTCCGTCACCTGCTTCCGTCAAGTAACCGTAGTACGGGCGCATCTTCGGATCGAGTTTGTCGTCATATCCGAATACTTCTCTTTCGTAAGATGCGCGTACTTTATTGTTTAAGAGACCTTTTGATTTTCCCGTCTCGAACTGTGTTCGCAGTGTGCCGTCTTTCAGTATCTGATCGAGATACTTCGATGGAACACGGGATTGTAACTTTCCACGCGCGATCGCCTCCGCGTACGTTTTTACATATGCATCATAGTATCTTTGAATCATCGCACTGTCTACAGAATCGACTTCTTTTATATTCAATAAAAGCCACTGCTCCACATCGCTTTTTAATTGACGCTCTCGCTGCGCGTAGTGAGATGACCCTCGCGCGTAGTCTTGATTCGGTAATTTCTCGCTCAGGTTTTGCCCCGCGTCCGCGACGGCGTCCTCCGCGATCGCTACCTCTTCCGCCGCCGCGACTGCGGGCTTCGGCTCTATCTTCGGCGTCGTTGCAGGCTTCGGCTTCGGAACGCGCGGCACGCGTGGTGCCTTCGGCGTCGTGGCCGGTGCGGCAGCTTCTGGTTTCTTCGGCTTGTCCTCCTCCTTCTTGCTGCGCTTGCTCGGCAGCAGCGCGGGGCCAACGGCGCATCTGCACTGGTATGGTGATACACTCCCGCTGCCTCCATCCGTGCTGCCATCAGGGAACGTGTCCGCCATCGGTATCACGCCCGCCCCTTCATTCATGATGTGCGCGTCGCGTACTCGCGAGTCACCAACTGTCTGCCATACTTTCCCATCCATGCCTACATCTTCGCCGCGCGCCATGAGTGCGTCGTTCTGAACGACGCAGCCCTCAGTGCGCGCCCACAACATCAGGCGATTGTTCGCCTCCTTCGGCAAGTCTGCGAACTTCGCGCGCAGTTCTTTTCCAAGCCGACGTGCGATCTCGGCCGCACCCTTGCCGCCGTCCACGGCCTCGTATAGATTTTCCTTTATCGTGCCGC